TTAATGTCAACTGAAGCTGTTAAGAAATTCATTTATTGAACTCCTGTTCAATCTGGAAGCAATTTAACACTTTCTCAAATACTGTTTTGACATCATCATCTTTCGCATATAGCTCAATAATATTCAGCACTGCATTATAATCGAGACTTATTATCTTACCCATCGGTGACAATCTTACTTGATTTCTAACAAGCAAATAAATATTATAAATCTCAACATTATGATCATCTAACTCGATCCAGCACTCTTCACACGGTGGCTCTCTGCCTCTTTCGGTGTAGAGGTCTGTACAGGCTTCGCAATCTGGTTTGGTACGTTGTCGCTCGAACCACTCGGCAAGTTTTTTGCTCTTGCCTCTTCAAGTGACCTATTCATCTCTGTTAATGTTTCAAGTGAATCTACAACATGCTTCACAAAGTCAATGACTTTCATCATTCTAACTTTGTTATCATTTGTACATTCTAATTTCTGCCCATCAAGAGAGACCTCTTTCCAATCAGTAATACAGAAATGCCAGCGAAGCTTTGAAGCCAGTTCCTCATCTACCTTGACATCATCGACAAGAGTACCACGCATAAATTTCTTTTTGTGTCTCTCGGTCAATTTTGCAATTCTGCGATTCTCATCAGATGAAAGCTCTCGTAAGCAGACTCCACCCTGCAATTCGTCATCAGGGTTAAAGTAAAACCACGTTCCAGGATTTTCTGAATTAAAATTCGGCATCTTAAATCTCCTTTTCTCTTAAATTTGTTTAGGTAGCCAAGCCCATCAAAACAATATCGCAGGTAATCTCTGTTGTCTCAGCCAAAATTGCCAGATTTTTGTTAGTTGTGACATCCAAACCTGCTGCACTGGGGTCACACCATAAGAAGAATCCACCCGGTGCGATTTCCAACACGTCAGTTGCCAGAGTAGCAAAAATGCCAATGTGATTAGCATCAGCACCAAGCAACAGCTTTTCAGTTGCATCGGTATTTTTAATGTAGAGAAACTTCAAAGCTGCGAAATCGGCATTGTCACCAAACGCATCTTGAATATCAGTACCTGAAATGTCAATCACAGCCGTGTCATCTTCTCTTGTCAATTCAGCATGATAGAGCATATTTACTTGATTCGCACCCGTCCCAAAACTCCAATTTACTCCACAAATAACATTAAGTGTGTCTAACACAGTATTAAGATCAATTTCTTTTTGATGTGCAAGGTGCATTTCAATATTAGTTGAGCCTGTCAATCCTGTACTTGTTGCAGCCATAATATATTCTCCTTTTATTTCAAATTAGTTTTCAATTTCTCTCTTAATAAACTGGTTTCAATAAACCACTTACTTTCAAAGTAGCAGTAAATGTTCCAACACCAGATTTCTCGTCACCAACATTATCATAACTGGTAACAGTTGCAAAACTCGTTGGTGTAGTTGTATTATCCGGTGTCATATACACCGCATCTGTCAAACTCATATACAACAATAAATCTGTAATCTGTGTCCCTGCATCAAATCTTGTTTTGAGCAATTGCTGACCTGTATCCGTGTCCATCAGATAATTACCTGTAATCGTGACCTCACCACCTTCTATCTGACCCGGAATGTGTGTGATAACCTCGTCACCAAGCTCATCAATTGGAAGCATGTTACGAGTGGCACCTGAATACGTCCAAGAAGTCGATCCACCGATCGTCACAGCACCAATTTTAACTTTTCCTTTATAACCGGCTTTCGCTGTCATAATATTTCTCCTTTAGAGTAAACTTAATAAATTGTAAAATCCAACAGTCAAAGCTTTTGCTGCTTCCCCTGTTTCTTGCAGCACCATTCTATATGTCACTGTGTATTGCCAAACTCGTTCAACTCGAAGCAGTATTGCATTTTCTCTAACTAAACTGATTGCCTCATAATCTGTAATTGGCAAATCCAAAAAATCAAATCCTGTTCCTATACCAACATCTCCTTTCAATAATTCATAGAGAGCACAAATTTGTACTGGACTAACCTCACTACTAAATATATTAAACTGAAGTAAACAATTCTCAAAGTTCTCTGAGAAAGTCCAGTCCGGTGTGTCACTAATCAAAGAAAATACACCATAAGGATATACAGCATCCTGTGGTGCCTCGGTATTATACATACCAGTCAATGTCCCTGACAATGGGTCAGTTCCATAATGAGTTATAATTGCAGCAAATAAATCGTTCATCTTACACCAAAAAGCCTCTTAATTCTTTTCATATTAGTCTCAAGCGACCTACGCAAAGATGCATGTGCAGGCATTTTGCTTGTGCCTAATTCATGGTAAGGAAAATATTCAACATTACTTCCAACAACTGCCCTGCGTTTCTCAACAAATCTAGTTATACTCCGTCTGGATGTGCCTGTAGCAACTGGACAAAATCCTGGCAGCTTTGCGGTTTTCTCAACAAGCAAAGCAGAAATCTCAAGCTTTTGTCTAATCAACCTGTCACTCTCTGCGATAATAGCCTTTGAATTATCTTTTAATTTTGCCATCTCTTCTCAATAGTTTTCTTAGTATTTTAGCCGAGTCATCTTCAAGCTTTGAAAGTTTCAATTGTATGTTATGCAATTCGTTTGAAAGTCTAACTGCTCGATTTGTTAGACTTACGAGCTTTCTTTCGTCTTTTACACTCATTAGACTATACCACCACATACGTTTTAAGCCGTCTCAGCACGATTCTAAGCGATTTTCTAAGCAAATACGTATAATAAGACGTATTGAGTATTTTTCGCTTGTATTTGGTCATTCAATTAGCTTCAAATCTAACGCTAAATATCTACTTCTTTCGCTCACATTGCTAACGTCAACCACCTCATAAGTTGCACTGTTATAAACAATTTTGTCTTTCATATCAATGTCAACTACACTACAATACATTTTCACATCTCTAAAGTAGCTATTCTTTGCGAAAAATATTTTTTCAGTTCCACGCTTGTGATTAAACCTACAAGGTAGATTATTATGCAGAACATTATTAACTTCTATCCAACCACCAAGAGCATCTGAAGTCTTAGTGACTCTAATCACATTAACTTTTACGTTATACTGAATCAAGCTATTCCTATCGCTGGTTTTCTGCGTCTGTAATTTCTTATAAGTCTATCAGCTTCCATCAAACCTGTTAAAAATTCCTTTTGTCCTCTGCTTTGTGTTTGGTCACCAAGTCTATCAGTCTCAAGGTCATCATATTTTGTATATAAAGTCTCGTCATTCTCATAGCGACAAAGAATAATTGCAGCCTGTTTAATTGCCACTGGACAAGCAGACCAACCATAAGTCCCTGTGATTTTAATATTGCCCATTCCTTTCGGAAACAATTTTCGTTTGTATTTCAAGCGAAGATGTAACTCAGCCATGTCCCCCTCTGCAAGTGACTCTGCCTCTGGGTCAAGATAAACTGAATGTACGTTGTTTGTCCACCAAGAAGATGTTAATTCTATTCCTGAAATTAGAATCTCTGTCACTGTGAGAATATCTGGAATCAGCCCAACATTTAATCGGTCGTTGTCATTACCATCACGATAAACTACAAAAGCTTTTGAATAGAAATAATCTTTTGTAATTGATTCTATCATTTGTTCTGCTCTATTTATAGCAGCTTGCCTATCAGTCTCACTACTTCCACTTCCTATATCAAGTGTGTGTGTTCCTGAACCTACATCTGTTAAATCAATAGCCGTGCCAGCAGCAGCCAAAACAGGAGTCAATGCTATCTGAATATGTGTAGCATCATCACGTATCGCATAATATATTGTGCCAGTGACTAATGGAGCAGGGACTTCACCCGTTGAGCTAAACTTTAACTCTGTGCAGGTTGCTATATCATTAGTCACTGTTATTTTCTCGGTTGCTATTGCAACATCCGTAGTTGCAAAAGTCTCTGTTGCAGATACAGCACTTGCCCAATTGTCAACATCTGATTCGACTATATAATTTCCCGAAGCTGCCATTTTAATCTCCTACATTCATTTCATAGAGCTAAAAATGTAGGCTATGAAATTGTTATTGCTATTCCTGTCACAGCTTGTCTATCAATTGTCTGCAATCCTGCTGTAGTGACATAAGTTGCATATCTACCTCTGCCAACTGGAGCAATAAGTTTCTCAATAAGATGTCGTAAAAAGACATCTGTAGATTCAGTTGTTGGACACAAAGTTGCCTGTGCACCAGCATGAGGACTACCTGTGATAGTCACTTCTGAAATGTTTCCTGCACTTGCCATAATTTACCTTTCTAAAAAGGAGTCAAGAGGGACAAGGATGTGTCCCTCCCAACTCGTTCATTTTTAAGACGGTACATCTATAAAGTACCCAAAGAAACAACACTCAAATGCACCAGAATCTGCAATCACATCAGCAGCCAAAGCTTCATTACTGCCAAGAATAACAGCATTCTTAAAGTCAATCCAAACTCCCAAAGAAGTTGTTGACTCGCCGTTTGTTGAAAGTGGAGCATACACAGTCTCGATAGTATTTGCCGCTGCAAACGTAGTCCCTGACTCATTTGCATATGCAGAAGCAGGAGCAGCGTCAGCAAAATTAGTGTTCAAATTTTTGCCGACTACTGCTGTGCCTGCCCATGTACATGCAGCAGGAAGATGAAACTTAACTTGTGACGCAACATCAGACCATACATAAGCTTTTGACATAATAAGCCATTTGGTCGATGAGTCATTGATGACACAAAGAGCCGTGCCACCAGCAGCTAAGTTTTCTGAAACTGCCGTCCACGAATAAGCATCTCCAAGGAGTGAAGCTTCTGCAATGGGTGACATAGCTATTGAACGTATCAATGCTTGATTTTTTTCATTGACACCAGCCAAATAACCATTGCCAAGCCCGTCTAAAATCTGGTCAATTGCCATAAGCTTTTCTCCTTTCTATAATGGACTATCTATGTAATAG